GCCTTTAAAGCCAGATAATCCATAATTCCATGGTTGGTAACCGTTTTCTTTTGCACGAGCCCATCCTTTCTTCATTGCATCAATGTGTTCTTGAGGGCGTTTTTTTCCTTTATGCATTCCTGGAACACCGCCACCTTCTCCAGTTTCAGGTTTTAAATTTGCCCATTCGTTGCTAACAACTACATTCCATAGGTTACTGTAATACAGACCTTTATCTTTTATTTCTTCTTTAGTTGTAGTTTCGTGTAGAATTTCAGTAGTTACATTATATCCGTGTTTTTTAATATGATGTAACCACCGTGTGCCAGATCCTTGATATGTATAAGGATCATCTTGTGTAAATCCTAAATAACTTAGTCCTGTGGTATTGTGAGTTTTTTTGTAAAGATAATATATTGTCATAACAATACTTATCATCACTTTGCATTATTTACTTCTTGCCGCCTTGATGGAAGATGTGCTCTTCATTAATTACGCGAAAGGTTAGCCCTTGCTGGTTGCACCACTTTTGAGCAGACGCCCATTTGGCGTAGTTGATTGCCACAATAGCACGTTCCTTTGAATTCATTTTTTCTTCAAGTATGCTTTGTTTTCTGGGCTTGATCTCCACCAGTTCTGCTCGGGTGGTGTTGTTTTTGGTGCGGTATGTGATCAAGAAATCTGGAATGTAATTGTGCATTTTGCCATCTAGCGGATGCCGATACGGTATTACCACGCATTCTGATCCCCACTGCATGATGTTGTCGTTGTTGTCCAGGAATGTCATGAACACCTGTTCCCAACTGCTGCGATAGGTAGGACTCTTGTTGCCCACATACTTGGCGGGATTTTTGGGCTGGAATATACCTGTTGCAAAGTTAGCCATGGCTGAATCCAGTGATCACGGCAGCACGTTTCTTGCGGTGTAGTAGTTGGGAGTTACTGATGCACCAAAGCCCAGTAGAGTTGAGCCGCTTCTCATGTTGTTGAGATAGTATGCCAGAGTCTGTGTAAGTTGCATCTGACCTTGGCCTTCCAGCGTTGCCAGAATACTCAGTACGTTGGTGCCGGTTTTGGCAGCAATTCTAAACAATGCCACTGTGAAATTACCCGCAGCCTGATCAGTGGTAAACACTGATCGCAAAAAACTGTACACCACGTCGTATTCTTCCACAGCAACAAACTGTTCGTAACTGTAGAATTGATCAAAGATTCTTACTGTGAGATCTACATTGGTGTTTACTGAGTTGACTGTGCCGCCCATGATTAAAACTGCCCTGGTGATCTTGGAAAAACAAATCCGCCATCGCCGCCGGGCTGTTGACGAACTGCTGCTGGAATACTGTTTCTCAATATGTCTTTGAGAGCAAGATTGGCTTCTTCATTCACAATAGATCTTAGATCTGCACCTTTGAATGTGTTGTAGGCTGTGCCTGCTGTTTGTATTGCACCGATAACTCCTGCTACACCACCACTCTGCAGATCTTGCACAATGCCAATGCCGGCATCCAACAGGCCGCCTTGACCCAGAACTGTGCTGGTGCTGCCTGGTCTAGATATGCCTGATCGTATGTTGTCATAGTAAGCAGGATCAGCAAATCCTCTCACATTGGTGTCAGGACGGACTGCGCCTATAGCACCTGAGTAATATTTCACAGTTTCAAATTGTATGCTCATGGTATTTTGCATGACTCCTGCGCCCTCAGAGTAGTTGTATTGATCGTGACTCCAGCTCTGGATCAAAGGATTGATCAACACATAGCTGACCCATTTGTGTTGGTCCATGCCGTAGATGGTGATGTCTTTGAAAAAGGGTGGCTTGCCAGAACTTTGATCACCGCCTGAACCAACACCACCGCTGCCCGAGTTGCTTTGATCATAACTTTCGCCAATGAAACCCCAGTCGTTGACTGGACGGTCATTAGCATAGATATCGCGACTGTTGTAGCTGAATCCTGGTAGGCTTTGAATTGCACCAATGCTGCCATTTTGATTGCTGGCTCCGCCATACTGTTGATTGGGATCTTTGTAGTAGTAGCTGTAGTAGTTGTACCACATTTTTCGAGTCAAGTCGCCGCCATCATCGTGGAAGGTCACTTGTACAGGATCGTAGTTGACTTTTTTCTGAATTAATCTTTTGCGATTGTACTGATTCAGTACCTCTGTGTCCATTTTGAATTTTGGCAGTTCTATGGTCTTGACCATGAGACCAATTGTGCTTTTTTCAGTCTCTGAGAACACTGCCTGCAATGGACGAACTTCGGACGTGTTGATATTGAAGTAGCAGTGGAACAAGAACTTGTTCCGTGGTGCATACTCATATCCATTGGTGCGAAAGGTCTTGGCAGCGTGGGAGTAGTCTTTGAGACCTTGCCCACCAAAAAAGCCTTTGAGGAAATCCTGGCCAAAAGCCATAATTGATTATCCTGTTACTACGTCGTTGACAGTTCTAGCAATTGTACTGCCAATTCCTGTGCCGTTAGGTGTTTGGTTGGCGTTGTCGAATATAATGCTCATGGCAATTGTTGCTGGTGCGCTTTCAGCATAGGCCATGTTGCCATAGTCCACACTCTTCAGATAGCAACCATACAATTCCCATGTTTCCAGCACAACCGGTGCAGCTCCGCCGTTGCCGCCGTCGAGCACTTCAAAGCGTGTGGTAAACTTGTAGTCAATACCAGAAGCAGCCGAGGCCATTTCCAGAAAGTCCATCTGCTTCTGTAGCTGTTCACCTACCAGTTTGCTGACTGCTCCTGACGCATCATCACGCAGATTACAATTGGTTTCAGCCCATTTGCCCTTGCCTGCCAGATGCAATGTGCTATTGTAGATTGGTATCTCAATGTCATCGAATGTCAAGGTAGGTCTTTTGAAATCAATCACCTGCTTGGTTAATTCTGTTCGTGGTGTACTGACACCAAAGTTTTCAAATATTACTCGGAAGCGATATTTGAGTTTGGGCATGAGCAAGCCTTGGTTGCTCGCGCTTTGATCGCTTGCCAAGGGCACTGTCATTCGGGTTAATGATGCAACGGCCATATTTGTAATCTCCTATGCAGTTATTTACCTCTGTTGAGGCCAAAAAAAATGGGGTGTTGCCACCCCATTTACTAGTCTAACGATATGTTAAACAGTGGTTGCTGTGGCCACAGAGCCTGCAGCAATTTCGCCTGTGTTCTTGAGACGCAGAGGAATGTAGATAAATTCCACAGATTTTATAGGTTCGATTGCAATATCAACCCAGAGCTCGTTGGCATCAATTCTGGCAGGTGTGTTGTTGGAATCATCGCACACTACCAAGAAGTCATAGATACCACGCTTGGCCACCAGGTCAATACACAAGCTGTTGATGGCATTGGATATTTCGTTTCTGGTGATCTGATCGTTGGGCTCAAACAAGAACTGCTTGCCAATTTCTTCCAATCTGCCACGCATGAATGCAACCAGTCGGGCCACATTGATACGATCCAGGGCACTGGCGGTACCATAAATGGTCTTGTTACCAAAGTTGGTAATGCCAACACCAGGGATGAACGTGATTGGATTGATACGGTTCAAGTATTCAATATCACGTAGACCTTGATTGTTGCCAATGGTCACAAACTCTCCAGTCTGACTATTGATGTAACCAATAGTGGCTGCATTGTCAATCACGCCGCGACGTGTGCCAGCAGGGGCTAACCATGGATAGCTCACTTCATCGCTGCGGATAATTGTGCGTACCATCATGTGACTAGGTGCTGTTACAACTGTGCTTCCGCCTAGGTCTGTGGTTTGGCAGCTGGGGTAGAACACAGCAGCGTAAGGTGTGCTGGTGGTCAAGCCGTCGCCGGCAAATGTACCAAGACCGCTGTTGTTTGTGGCCCAGGATACCAGTTCAGTGCCAGTGGCACCCAGTCGCATGGGAGTGTCACCAACCACAAAGCAGGTGTTGTTGCGTTCGTTGCTGAGGGCAGTCATATTGATAATCAATTCAGGGTATGCAGTACATGCCAAGAGATTGAACACAGCTTGTTCTTCACGAATTGTGATACTGGTGTCAATACCGGACTTGAGTGCTGCCACAACCAATGCACGTTGTGCCAAACGCCCCATGTTGGGTGCGCCATCTGCTCGATTGCCAGATGCTGTTACCCAAGAATTGGTTACCAGGAGATCCCAGTACGCAGTTTGTGTAGCAGGATTCTGGTTAAGATTGCTGCCTTGAATTGCAACATACAAAACTGCATTATACAACACTGCATCGCCTGCTGCATAGGTAGTACTATTGCTCCAGGTGTTGTAGCTGAAATCAGCGGCATTAAAGTAGTCAACCTGGAAGCTCTTGACATTAAAGCCTGAACGACGTGTGTTAAACAACAACATGCCTGTGGGATACAGTGCAGAATCAGGTGCATCAACGTCTAGATAATTGCTGGTCAACAGGCTCACAATTGTGGGCAAGGCACCTGTGATTGGATCCACAGTACCTGTGGTGCTCCAGCGAGCATCTGCAAACAACACACCATTTTCAGTGGTTTGGTCAGTGTTGTCGATCAGGACCCATTGATCCACACCGTCAACATTTTGCCAACGTTTGATCACAGGGTAAATTTCGAGATCGCTAGTGTCGATCCAGAGATCACCATACACCAACGCAGTAGCATCACTTTGTGTGGTGGGTGCTGTGGCAGAAATTTGTGGTCCTGCTGGATCAGTTAGAGAAAGATTGTCACCACGAACATCATTGGTTTCGTTTCGATATCCAACCCATCCTGTTCCACTTTGAATCATGATA